CGTCAAGCACGGCAGGTCGTCGCCCACAGCATCGCACGCGCCGGGGCTTTCGCAGTCCAGGCTCACACAGACGTAGATATACCCTGAGTCAGTCCAGGCACTAGGCATCCGCTTGAACCAGCCACGCGCACCTGGCTCTTCCGGGTATGGCACGCCATAGTGGAAGTCAATCCCGGTCTCGAACTCCTCGGCGTCACAGTCAAACCGAAACTGGTGCTCAGACGGACACCATGTTCCAACCAGCAGGTCAAAGCACTGACCTTGCCCAGGGTGTGCCTCCATCAGGATGCACCAGTACAATTCATCCTGGCCAGCTGAGGCGATTACCCATCGTCCACCTTTCGTTCTCAATACAGGGGCATATCCTCCCGTGACACTACCCGTGCCTACATTATGGACATTGCGAGTCATCCCCCCTACTTCTCGCAGTTCAGGGGTGCCGTCAAGATTCTCTACGATCCTGTAGAATTGGCAATCATTTGTTCTTCCTGGATTATCATCAGCTGGCTCGGCGTTGTCTGTTAATCCGTCAATCCCCTCGGCTGGAATCTTTGCGATATAGACTTCAGGGGCCTGGTGGTCGGCTCCTTCGGTAAACATCCGCTCCTGCTGCGGACGGCTGGGAGTATTGATCTGTAGACCTTTCACGCGGCCGATGATCTCTTTCAGTACCGCGATGTCTTGTTCGCTCAATCCGTAGATCATGACGGGACTCCGAACAGAGTGTATTTCGCCTCGCCTGCCCCGCAGCTAATCATTAGAGGTTCTGTCTGACCTGGGTGAGGGTAGAGGATCGTAACTAGACCTGGAGGAACTAGCAACAGGGGATGCCCGGTATAGCCAATCCGAATCGTTCGGTCCCACCATTCTTGGCTATACATTTCGGGGGGCTCCTCCATGTTCCTGAGGAGAAGGAGAAGGCAGCGGTGGAGCCAACCCAAGGAGATCGGCTCGGGAGTGCTTGTGGCTCCCTTCACGGGCTGGCGAAGATATGCCTGCTCTGGCTCATTGAGGACTGTACTAGAAGTCAGAGCGAATGAAGTAGGATTCTGTCCGGAGTTCTGATGATGGACAAATCCAGTAATCGTCAGCCGGTTGTAAGGATTAGGCATGTCGCTCTCTTTGTACTTACGATGAGGCAGTCCCATAGCTGAGGCTGGTGGGAATACCCAGCAGAGTCAAGTTTGCCTCGGGGTAGTATTCGATCTTGATCTCAGCAATATCTCCGGTATTGGTAGTTCCCATTTCTCCTGTTTGGGATATCTGGATCAATTGTTTTGTATTGGCGGGTCTTCCTGACCCGTTCAACATCACCCGACAGTTCTCATCGTTACGATCCTTGTAACGGATAAAGTGCTGGGGATTATCGGGATCGGGGTCAGGCCCTGTCCCAGTCTCACATCCCAGAGCTACTTCTTCCCAGAGATCAGGGCCGCAGGTTCCCGTACCAAACTGAGCACTCTTCGTCCACCGTCCATTCAAGACCTTCGTGCCCTCGTCTAGTACCCAACGGTCAAACAGATCATCCGGGTTATTGCGTACGTCGAAATCAAATATCCGTTTGTAATAATGGAAGCATTGGCCATACCAAAGCTCTTCCCAGGTGAAATTGCTGAGCTTAATCCTTCGGGCAGCTAGACCCCAAAGTACGTCATCGTTGACGTGATCCATCATCGACGTACAAAGAGCAAGCTCAAGATCGGCTACGTTCTGCTCAACCCGAACTGCCGGACGGCTGCTATCAAATTCTACCTGGGGGCCGCGGATCATCTCGTGGGAGCTAGTACGGATCAGGTTCCCATTCCGATCCTTGGCTGCCTCAATCGTAAATTTGTTCGTGCCGCCACTGACTCTCTGGGGTTGGAGGAGCGGATTGTCCGTGACAAAGTCCGCACAGAACGGTTTGGTAGAAAACAGACACTCTACCGTGTAAAACTTAACAGCTTCCCCTTCTTTATCCAACCCATAGGGGCGAACAATGCGGTTAGGCCAGCAGACGGCCCAGTAGTCTACATCGTTTCCAAATACCCAATAATCTCCCACGGTGGGCAGACCGGAAGTCTCCGATGCAATCTTGGGACCATCTCCTCCAGAAGTCCAGTAATACGGGGAGCTGGTACAAACGAGATAGACGATATGGTATTCACGGTAGCCTTGCGCATCTGTTTCCATCCACCAGTTGCGTGGGCCCATGTTCGTGGTAGCCATTAGAACGCTCCCATGAGATTCGCATTGGCTAGGGGTTGTCCCTGAGCCTCCATTACTTCTAGTATCTGCCTGATGCGCAGTACTTCGTCGGCAGTTCTTTCCTCTGCCCTACCCGGGCCAGTGTCTCTGAAGGCAAATATCCGGGTCATTGCCTCGGCTGAACCTACTGCTGCGGCCTCTACCCCTGGGCTAGCTTCTGCGCGGCCCATGAGACCCATAGCTTTCTTAGGAGATGATCCTAGGGATGCGGCGGCAGCGGCTTGAGCTTGCCTTCTCTGTTCCATCGCCTTGTCTATATTGGCTAGAGCCTTACGTATCAGCATGCGCTTGTATTCGATTTCAAGACTCTTCTCTTTGATTCCTATTCCTTGGCGAAGGAACTCAATGTCTCGTTTCATCCCCTTTGGGATGGGCAAGACAGATGCCATCGTGTCGGCCATCCAGAGAACCGTCTTGGCCCAGGCCAATTTCATTCTCTCCATCAGACGGTCCCAAGCACCATCTAACCCCATTGTTACTTCACGGAATCCCGGAGCAACGGTCTGATAAAGTATTCGCCCTAGCTCTCCTAGCTTACTTCCCATCCATCCCAATACCTCAGATATTGGTTTACGCAGAGCCCAAATGGTCAGGCCCAATAGAGCAATCCCTTTAACAACTGCCAGGATTGTAGGACCAAGGGTTACTATCGCTCCCGCGGCCATAGAGACTACCGTTATGAACATTCCGAATGCAGTTACTATCTTTCCAACGAATACGATCGCAGGCCCTAGAAGTGCTAAGAATAGACCTATGAATACTGTGGTCTTCTTGAATTCTGGAGATGATTGCCTCCAAAACCGTATCACTGAAGCTAGTGCATCACTAAATTTCAGTACATAGGGAGCAAGGATTTCCCCAATTGATGTCCCGATTGATTTGATACGATTCCAAAGAACTTTCATCTGATTGCTAAAGGATTTCATCTGCTTGTTGGCTACGTCTTCTGTAAATCCGGTAGCATCTTGTAATTCTTTCGAGTATCGAGCCAAGGCATCACTAGTTCCGAGAAGCGGCAGGATTATAGACTGCATACGTGCCTCAAATCCCAAGGCAGTTAATGCAGCTGCTTTCTGTTCGGTGGTCATGCCCGATAAGGCTTTCTCCATGTCGCGCATGATATCGCTGAATCGTCTGAATTCACCAGCCTCAAATACCTGGATGTTGAGCTTCTTGAATTCCTTGGCATTTTGGGCTACCGATTGGGTGAGCAGCCTAATCATACGATCAGCAGCGTTACCGGCTAGCTCAGCCTTGATTCCTTGGTCTGCATAAGCGGCTAGTAGAGCCATACCCTCCTCTAGCTTGATGTTGTAAGCCTTGAACGCCGACCCAGCTTTGGAGGTTAGCGCAATACTAAACTGTTCAACACTAGCATTGGCTAGGGTATTTGCCTTGACTAAGGCATCACTCAACCGCAGCATATTAGCAGCGTCTTGCTGGGCATCTCGCATACTCATACCCAGAGCGCTCTGAGCATCAGTGAGTAGGTCCGTGGCTTTCGACATATCGAACGCTCCAGCCGTAGCAAACCGCATAACTTTTGGAAGAAGTGCCATGGATTGCTCAGCATCCTTACCAGCTGATGCTAGATAAAAGTAGGATCGAGCTAACTCTGTACCTCCCTGGGTACCTCGCCCCTCAAACGCCAAGTCAGAAGCCAGCCGTCGCATACGGTCTGCCTGCTCTGTTGTGACCTTCATAATCGACAGGCTTTCGGTCATTGCCTGATCGAATTGACCAAAGGCTGCTAATGAGGCGGTCCCCATAGCCGTCAACGGAGCAGTCAACCGGAGTGACAAACTTCTACCAAGACCAGATATACTCCTTCCGATCTCGCTGATCTTCGTACCAATCTTTTTAGCAGCGTCAGATGTTATCTTAGTGGCACTCTTCATGGCCTTCTCATACTGGGAGATATCTCCCATGAGACGAACCACCATGCGTTCTATTTCTGCTTCGGCCATGCGTTACCTCCTCGCTCGGCTCGCATCCGCCAGCGATGCTTTGCCTCAGCTACTTGTTGCTGGATCTTCTTCGGAGTCTCTTCGGTCTGCTTACGAGACTCAAACTTGATTTGATACTCTCCGGGCTGCCATGATTTCCGACTCATGACATGAGACACGTAGCCAGCGATTTGCATTAGATAGTAGTCTGTCCGATCAGGCACATTCCATTGATCCTCTAACCAAGCCAACCATGTAAGGTATTCCCGATGGGTCATGCTCTGCATTAGCTCGGGCAGTGGTACTCCTAGCTCTCGGGATAGTCGGAGCCATCCAGAGTACCGCTTAGCGCGTTTTTTGCGGAGGTTCCTTCCACTTGCTTGATCTGTCGGTCAAGTTCTTCTCTTCGTTTCTTCAAGGTAGGCAGATCATCCTCAGCATCGATCTCGCTGATTTCTCTAGCCGCATCGTACAGAGGCTTGACGACCCGATTAGGCCATGATCGAATGAGTTTGATGTCGACAGGGGTATTGAGTTTTGCCGCCCCTGTCTCATCAGTGTGGAATAGGCAATAGGAGACCAGTAGCACTTCTAGGTCTCCCTGCCCTGTTACGGATGCCATAGCCCCATCCTTGAACTGGATACACCGTGCTCTGGCGTTGTTGAACTTGGCTACGGCATCCCCGCTCGCCTCCCGCAGCATATAGCGCTTTCCATCGGGACCGACTACAGGAATCTCAATAATCGCCAAGCTACTGAAATCATATTGGTCGTTCATCATCTCGCTCCCTTATCAATCGGTAGAACGTAAGTTAGGTTCCAGTCACGGAGGCAGCCGCCGGACCGTGTTCGGCAAAGCTACCATCCGTGTTCGTAATCACGAACGTGACCTGTGCTTCCGGCTGTTCGCCGTCCGAGTGTTCCTGGGGAATGAAGCTTTGGAGGTATCCCCAGAAGGCATCCGTTGAACCGTCATTGTACGTGACCGTGATGCACTGATTGACGTTGACCTGGGCCATGATCAGGGATCGGGCTGCCGGATCGTAAGCGCAGGTGAACTGTCCGTCCGTGATGTCCACCAAGGCCCTGGGCCACTTAGTCCGATAGGCCGTGTTATGGAAGGTCGTGGTGTCAATCGTGTCCTGTCCGTCAATTCCCGGGGGCGTGGTAGCCTTCTCCCAGAGGGAGATATCCGGATCATTAGCAAACGTGATCAGTGTAGCGAATCCATCCCGCAGAGGAAGTCCGCTAGGAGTGTTTCGGGTAGTGGAGGTGGGGGCTGCCATGTAAAGGCTCCTTGTTTAAGAAGAGATTTTGGTTTAGGTCAGTTCAACTAACGTAGCCAATAGGTTAATGGTCCAGGACTTCCGGTCACTATCCGGATCATTCAACGGCAGGGGACCACTCCGCCGCGATAGGTTGTAGATCACGTAGTTCATACTAGCTGTTCCGTAACCTGTAGGATCTGTTACGGAAACGATATCCAAATGGACAGTTTCCAAATCAATTGCGATTGCTCTGGCCTTGACAAATGATGTTTGGGAATCATTGGATCGGACCCGGATTTGGATTCCATACGTCTCTTGAACTTCTCCATCCACTGAGAATCTTCCTTGATTCATTCCGGCCGTGTCGTATATGGTGATACAATTGTCTGGCTTGTCTGGTTCCTGAATCGCATAGGCGGGCCACGTCCCTCCATCGGAAGCTAGACCTTCGTCAATCAATAGCTGGCGGATAATCTGGCTCAGGGAATGGGACAACGGGCCGCTCATCGATCTCTCCTCGTAAACGCACTGGCTTTCAAATTCCCAGTATCCACGGGACAGATTTCCTGGGAGAGGCGTTGAAGATATATCCCGGCTCGCAGGAGGGATTGGAGCAAAGTCAACTTATTACTCAATCCATCACGGATCATCGCAGCCAGCTTGTCCCGGTTTTCTCTGTAGGGTTGTTCGAGGAATTTAGCCTGAGCTCGTGGAATTGGATCCCAATAGAATCCTCGGAATCCTTTGGCATACCCAGGCTTGCCTCGTATTTTCTTGACCTTTCCGGTCTTGGTGAAGGCTGGCCCAGTGTGCATACTTCCTTTGCTGTATCGGACTATTCCCGATTTGTCTTTACTCATACCAGCCCCGCGCGGAAGACCACGCCACTTCATCTCAACCCGCTCGTGGACGTATAGGGCATAGCGAGCCGTGTAGCCTACGATCACGCTCGTGGATTTGCCGTACTTCTGGCCGGCTTTCCTCAGGGCGGCTTGTACATTCTCTATCCGCTCGATTTTCATTCAGCATACTCCGCTATGAATCTCTTGCGGCGAAATCCAATCGGGGTTCCACCATCATCGGTTAGAGAGAACTCTACATAGTAAGCCACATTTTCCGTCAGAGTAATTGTACTGGGGATCGTAGCGTAGTATCTTCGTGGCGGCCCTGCGTCATAGGTTATGGTTAGGTTCTCTGCCCCAGTGACGGCGTTCCCCGATGAATCCCTCACGGTAACATATCCGGTAGCATTGTCTACAAGACTGTTATCTACAAGATCCACAGGATCATACCATGAAACAATGCAGTCACAGTCGATTGCTAGTTTCTCGCTCATACTTGTGGTATCCAGATTCTACCGGCTGGCTTTGATAACACTCGCATTCGTCCTGCGATTCTAGGATAGACCCAGATGTCTCCGCCAATCATCCCGCGGCGGCTCCAGGGGAGGGAATCCACCTCGCTCCACTCCAACCCGTCCACGTCCGGCCAGGTCAGCCCATCCCCGGTTTTGCCGCCGGTTGATGTGGTCATGTCGCGCCCTCCACAACCTCCGGCTCAACAGTCTCCGGCTCAATCCTCTCCGCCATCCCCGCCACGGCCGCAACAATCGCCCCCATCGCCGTGGCCAGCGATTCGTTCTCTTCG